AGACCACTTAATAAGTCTGTTAATAAAGCCATTTCTAACCAATGAGCATAAACAACATCGTGAAAGTTTCTAGTAATCTTATATTGTTCGCATTGCCAATAATTTCTTTCTTCTAATGCACCTTGTCTAATACTTGAATAATTGACACTCTCTAAATCGTTTGCAAGTGTATTATAACTAACATTTAAACTACTTGCGATGGATCGAATAATAGATTTAGTAAAATCTTTAAATGCTGTCGTTGGGTGTTGTGGATCAAATGTTTGAAAATCAGTTCCAGTTGGTAATTGTTCAAACGTACCAGGTTCAGCAGACATAACTGGATTATTAGTATTTGTTTTATCTTCTCCAGTATAACTATCAGCATCAGCAGATTTAAAGAATCCCATTTTACTTGCACCTACTCTTGCCGCAACTAATTCAGCTTCCATATAACCATCTAACATTTTTAAATCTTTTAAACACGATGATAAAGGTGGAATACCTCTTGTTTGATGTGGTCTTTCCTGATGATAAAAATGAATAATCTCGTTAGCTGGTACAATATTATATTTTACACCTGGATAAGAAGAAGCACTTACATTTAAGTCATCGTTTGGGTGTCTTTTTAATAAATGATAATTAATTGGCTTACCAAACTTATTAATTTCAATTCCCATTCTAACTTCATTCTTATTTGTTAAAATTGTATTTAATTCTGTATCTAAAAAATCAGCTTCAATAAATTCAATAGCAAATTTATAAGGATTATCAAAATTTTTAATAATTCTAATTAAAACTTCTCCATCTCTTGCAAATGTTTCAGCAAATAATCGTTGGCAATCAACCCAACTCATTTTACCATCGGCAGAACAGTTATAACCCCATTCTTTCCAACGTCTTTCAATCATATTGTTAGCAAATGAATCTAATGCACCATTTGGATCACGACTTCTGACTTGTAAATGAACTCCTTTAGCACCAATAACATTATCTACATAAACATTGATAAATCTTCTTGCGTAAGCATTATTTCTTGCTAAATCTCTGGCTCTATTTCTTAAAACTCTTAAACTTTGTTTTATTTCAGTATCAGCAGATTTAGATGTTTGAATAAAGTTACTTAATAGTCTATGCGTTCCAGCACCAGAATAAAAAGACCTTTTATTTGTTCTTCTTCTGAATAGATTTCTAATTCGTTCAAGATATGTCATTAAATTGTACCTTTACTACTCTACCTGAACCCTCATTGTTACCAATTCTAAATTCCGCAACTTCTTGTTTATATTCTGCTCTATAATAATCTCTCCATCTTAATAATTCTTCAACAGTTAATTTATTAAGTGAACGTCCAGCTATTGAATAACTTGAAACATCTGCATCTGCTCTATTTTCTAATATGCTCTCGATTTTATCGAGCATTACTTTAGCGTGGCTTCTAGTATCGCCAGTAGTTGCAAAAAAGTTATCTTTAACAGTTAGTTTTCCTGAATCTATAACTAATTTTTCACTATCACTTGTTTGAATAACTTTTAAAACCCAAAAATAATCTCCAGCAGTATAACTAGCTGTTGCTGAATCATCTAATGTAAATGTATATTCTGTTCCTGACTCTGTAACTGTTGCTGAAAATCTTGTTGAACCATCAGTTTCTAATGATGCTTCCCAAACCATTGAATAACTTGATGGTGCATAGTCAGCACCTATGTCTGTTCTTTTCCAAACGATTGTTTCGCCTTTATAAAAACTTATTGGTTCTTTTTCTGGTATATCTGTAAATAAATTTGCCATATTAATTAATCATTCCACGATTTCGCAAAATTACTATGCTTTTTATAATGTTTCAACCTATTTGGGTTGACTTTCGGATTCACTTCTGTTTGTCCTTTTTGTTTTTCAGATATTCTATTTAAGTCTGCATTCAATATTGTAAATGCCGACAACGCATAAACTCTACAATCTAACGCTTCATTTCTTGGTCGCATTAAAACCCATTCTCGTCTTTTAAAACCTCGTCTATATTTTGTAACCACTTTTTCTGCTGTTAGCTGTCTGAAATATTCTTCTCCATATTTTTTTGGAAAATGACAATATCCAGCACCATAATCTCTTATCCTTAATCTCGAATATATTAATTCTTTAGCAGTATCAACGCCAATAGGAAATAAAGTTATACGTGCAATATTATTTCTAGTAGGTCTGCTAATGATTGCTCGTCCCTCTCCACCTATACCTTTGATTGCGAATATTCTTCGTACAAATCTTGGTTTGCAAAACTTATAAACTTGATTGGTATGGTGTCCACTATCCACACAAGTCGCAACGATTTTAAGTTTGGTTTTATTAGGTAATTCGTATGTTTTAGATAATATTAAATCTAGTTCTTGCCAAATATTAGGTGCTGATGGATCGCCATAGATCGTATGATAATCAATACTCCACGTTTCTTCTTCTAAACCCCAACCTAATACTTCTACTTCGATTCTATCGTCCTGAACGTCAACTCCAGCAGTTAGTAATACTACTTCATCAGGAATAGTATAATCTTCACGTCTGTCATATAAACCTAAATCATCAATTCGTTCTCCTTCATCTTCCCACGTTTCTCCTAAATAGGTATTTACAAAGACTCTTAATGTTTCAGGTAATTTTTTTGCTCGTAAGAACTCTCCAACAGCTTCTTCCATCGTTACCCATACAGAATAAAGTCCATTCAATCTAAAACCAGCACGTCCATTAAACCTATCAGTCGCTTTCCAATGTCCTTTAGCGATATTTTTAATTCTTTCAATATCAGTCCATTTCTTTTCACAATGTTCACATATATATTTAACTGTTTCAGGTTTGTTCTTTTCCCATTGTACTTGCGACCATTTTAAAACTTGTTTCTTCTTGCACTTATGACAAGGAACATAAAATAAACGCTTATCAGTATCTTCAAAAGCAGATTCAATCGCACTTGCACCTTTAACAGTAGGTGTTGATGTTAAAACTAACTTACTATCCCAAAAAGTAGCACTTCTACGTTTAGCCAACATCACAGGATCGCCTTCACTTCCAGCAGTAGGTGGGTATCTATCTATCTCATCACATAAAACAATTTTAATAGGTCGAGAAGCTAACGATGCTGGAGAATTAGCACCACAAGCTGTAATATGTCCACCATCGAATATCTTATGCAATACAGTATTGCCTGAATCCTTACTTTTAACTTCAGCAACTTTATATTTTAAAATTTCAGTATCTCTAATCATTGGTGCTAATCTATCCTGACTCCAAGCACGAGCCATTTCTAAAGTTGGGTGGACAACTAATATAGGTGCTGGTGCATAATGAATATAATAACCGATAGCATTAAGTAATATTTCTGTTTTACCTATTTGAGAACACGACATAACAACAACTTCATCAATAGATGGATCATTGATACTATTCATTATTTCTTTTTGAAATATGGCTCGACTGGTTTCAAATTTACCAGCTTCACTACTGCTTTCAGTAGATAAGTGTCTAAATTTATCTGCCCACTGACTTATTTTTAGGTGTGGCGGTGGTTTTATTAGACTCATTGTTTTTTGCCACACTTCTGTCATCGCTTGTGATCTCATAAAGTGCCTCATATAGTTTATCTTGAAGTATTAATTTAATTTCGTTAATATTTTTAACTGTAACAATAACTGGAGCAACCTTATTTGGTATTGAAAGCAATTTTTGTTTTATTTTGTGTACTAACTCTAACCAGGTGCGTTTTACTTCTTCTTTCGGTATTAATTCGCCTGTTGCCTTCATTTTTTCTATTTCTGCTATTTCTGCTTTGGCTTTAAGTAGTTTATTTTTATTTTTTAATACTTCTTCAGCAGTAAAGTCGCCACCAGCTTTCGCTTTTAGAAAATCTATATATCCATGAACACTACTAACTAAATCATACTTACCACGTTCAGCTTTAGGTATAATATTATCTTTAGCAAGTTGTTGTACTCTACGTTCTGATAATTTTAACAGTTTAGATATAGCTTCGATATTAAATGAAGTAGCCATTATGGAATATACTTTCCAAGTGAATCTTCGCAATAATGAAAAAAAACTGTTTTATTTTTATATTGATAAAAACCCCAAAGCTGTCCATTTCCATTTTGATAATTTGGATTATCAACCCAAGTAGTATGTTTTTTAAATGCTTGTTCGCAAGTTACATCTTTTAAAGCCATTCCAATAGGAATTTTTGCTAATTCATAAGTCGTG